ATTGCTTCACTCATCTGCTGTTTCCTCCGGAGTACTTACCTCTGCTCTCTGATTTCTAAAGTCTGTCATGACCTTGTCCAAACATCCTTCATCGTTCTTTTCCCATGCTTTGCGGAACTTCTTGATGATTTCGCCATCACTAGTGGTAAACACCAGGCTGTTGCCTTCTCGTTTGAGCATTTCTTTTTTCTCAATCAAGTCAACAAGACCACTGTAAGGACTCATCCCTGTTGTGTAAGGAATTTTAACTTGCACACCTTCAAAGGGTTTGGCATAGCGTGTTTTCATAACTTTACAGCCTGCGCGAATACCGTTGACGTCTGACACTTTGTTGCCGTCCTCATCTTCTTTCAGCTTCATTTTCTTCATGGCCACAACAATTGAACTGGCGTAAATGAAACCTTGACCGCCGGAGATTTTATCATCTGGATCAAACATGTCTTGGCTTGCATATGTGTGGTTGGTACAAACCAAACCCACATTGTATGAACCAAACATGTTCACACAATTACGCACCAAGGCAGTGAGAGCTTTGGGTTTGCGACCCAAGTCGCCCTTCATTTCGCCAGCATCAAATTGGTTCACGTCTGTGGGGGTCAACAACATACCCAATGAATCAATCACAAACATGACCTTGGGACGTTCGCCTTCGGGCAGGGCTTTGTAGTCGCTCATGAATGTTGAGATGGTCTTGGCCACATCGTCAATCATGGCCATGCTCAACTTCAGCAATTTGCTTTCGCTTGTGTCCACACCCAGTGCTTTGAGCCAGTCTTCGTCTAGTGCGTTTTCACTATCAATCAACACCACAAAGATACCTTGCTCTTGTGCGTTCTTAACAATGTTGCCTGAGCAGATGTATGATTTGCCTGCACCTGAATCACCAGCAAACACTGTAACCTTGCCCAAGGGAATGCCGCGATTGAAATCTCCTGAGATCAAATAGTTCAATGCATAGTTGCCTGTGCTGATCCAGTCTGTGGGATCGTTAAATCCAATACTCAATCCATCAATGCTTTTTGTGATTTCCTTGCGGAACTTGCTTACGTCAAATGGTTTTCCCATGATTTTCTTCCTTGTATAAATCTTTAAAAATTGTTCTACTGTCTAATTTACGCTGTTGATCCATCAATGCTAATTTTTCAAAAGATCCTGTTAAATCTTTTTCAAACGGCTGATCCAAATGCTTCAGCATGTTTTGATATCCATTTTCTAATAGATAACCCGGATTCTTAGAGATACGGTCTGCTAAAATCTTCTTTACTGAGTTTAACACACTGTTTGGTAAATGTCTAATATTTAGGTATGCCGGACTTGTCAACGCACCAAGTATGAAACTGTTGTTGTGAAATCCCAACCCAGACAAATAATCCACACAACCAAAAATACTGTGATAGTTCAACAAAAAATGCAACATGTTGAATGATATTTTGTGATCAAGATGTTTGACAATTTGTAGATTATCTACAAAGTCTTGCCATATTCCACCATAGCGTATATATTCGTATTCTGTTTCTACAGTCTCTACACTTATGATCCAATGCACATTTTTAAACTCACAGATCAAATCAAAAATACGTGTATCAACTTTGCTGAGATTAGTGTTTATTCTTAAATTTACATCAGGATTGGCCCGTTTCAATAACTCTAAAAATTCCAAATTTTCTTTCATCAACAATGGCTCACCGCCGGCCAAGTATACATGTTTCAACTGTGATGCACGTTCAAAAATATATTGTTTGAAAGACTCTCGTTTTTCGTCTGACGGTGTGTTTATAACTATATTACGTTCACTAGCCCATTTGCTACTGAATTCCGCTGAGCAGTATACACAAGCAAAATTACAAAGATTACTCCAACGTATGTCCGCAGTGTGCAAGGCAAAATTCATGGTGTCGTACAAGGTGTGATCAACATCACGCAATTCCTTAAGATAGAACACACGGTCGCTGATGATGTTGAAATTATTTTTATCCGTTTCTAAATCATAACAAGGATTACACCGAGCAAACTTTTGTTCAGCTCGCATGTCTGCTTTGATCATGTAATCATCGGCAAGTATTTGTTCTATAGGATGTTGTTGTATGTTGCCAATGGGTTCGGCACTGCGTATACAATTTTTAACTGTGCCGTCAAAGTTGTACATGATGCTGGTCCAAGGCACAGGACAAAATGCACGATTGGTCAACATTTCTTTTGCGTCCATTACAATGGCATCCGATGTTTGGCGGCACACAATGCTAGTTCGTTGTATCGCATGCCTTGTTCATTGGCCAACACCATGGTTGATATCACTACCTCAGCCCAGGTGTCAACGTTGCAGTAAGGCCATTCAGACGTTTGTCCAGGGTGTGTGGCCACTGCACCTGGTCTGACCATGGTAATAACTGGCATGTGTTTTTTGTTGCGCAGTTGGGCTATTGCATCATCTAGTGCAATTTTTTGATTTCGATACTGGCTCATTGATATTTCTGTTTGCCCAGGCACAGATTGATCTACCGGGTACTGTGTCATCATTGTACCAATACACCATATGTGTTTGTCCGGTTGATCTTGCCAGGCTTGCCATACTGCATACAATAACTCAGTCTGAGCGTATCCTGCTTGTGCATTGTTTATAAACATATCGCAAGGGGTTATTTTTTCCACAATCTTGGCAGTGTTTCTAATATTGTCGCTGTGGCGTTTGCTCAGCCCCACAATTTCATGCCCGCGAGCAGCAAGAATCTTTGCAAACGCTTGCCCTATTCCTGCGGTATGACCAGTTATTGCTATTTTCATTTTAGTAAATCCAATGGCTCATTGTAAAAAGTAAAACTGGCCACAACTCGCGGCATGTCTGTTGCGGTTAATTTTTCTACACTGTGTTCAATTTGAGAATTAAACACTATGGGGTGGTCCAGATCCAATAGTTCAGCAACCAACTGTCCATCTTGGTACCAACGATTAGCCCATCCTTGTGTATTAATCACTGGCAAATTAATTTTGGCAATCACTGGCAATTCGTCAATGTGTTTTGGCAAATGATTGTTGTTGGTTATAACCGTAACCGCAGCATGTCTAGGAATCAAATTGTACTGATGAAAAAAGTTTAACAATTCTGGCACAGCGGACAACAATTTTTTACAATCAACAAAATGCCATCCGTACTGTGTTGTGGTCAATACATCTGAGTTTGTTTGCAAATATTGATAAATTCCCTGTGAGATAACATACATATTATCAATAGGTAGTGTTGCATAACATTTCATAATATTCCTCGCAAAGCATTTTGTCTTGTGATAAATTCGTCAAGTTCCAGTTGATTATCTGCATCAACGGCTATCTGTCCGGGCAATGTATCTTTAAAAGGAACAGTCTTGGAATTTGTGTACTTCACGTTTAGTACACTTGGATCATGCAATAGTGCATATGAGTGATTTAAGTTGTGATCTTTTACAAACTTAAGAATATTATCAAAATCACCAATGTTCAATGCGCTGACTGTGGTCCATGTATTTAATTCTTGTATTCCCAGACTGTTGTATGCCATTAAATTTTTATAAAATTTATCCCATTTAATGGGCCATCGAACATAGTCATGCACATCCTCTATGCCGTCAAGACTGACTGTTACTGTTACATGTATTCTTCGATCTAATAGATTGCTTATCTCAGGTATGACCGTAGAACAATTGGTATTGATCCTAATAGATCGAATGTTAGTTGGGATATTCTGCAGCAGATAACGATAATTTTTACTGGCACTAGGTTCGCCGCCATTGATGTCCAGATGCACCACACGATCCAATGGCAACTGCCAAAATTTGTCAGAGTTGTCAACAGCAAAATATGTTTTAGACTTTAAACTACCAATTTTTGTACTGTATTGCTCATTGCAGGAAAAACAAGCACTGTTGCACACATTGTCCAACACCCCGCCGACTATTAAATAATCTTGTTGCGTTTGTTTTTTATCAAACTCCACAGCATTGAATCTTATACTGGTTCCATTGATTTGTTCTGTTTGCTTGCAACGTTGACATTCTTTGGGCCACACTCCCTTGTGAAAACTCAGTTTGGCATTGCGTAACCAAGTACTTGATTCCATTTCCTCTAGTGAAAAGAACTCTGGTGCTTGAATCATATGCCCACAGCGACTTACTGTGCCATTGGGATTGAATCGTGCAAAATGATCAAGTCTGGGGCAATACATGTTTTATAATATCAGGATGCCTAATTTGGTAATAGTCAAGCAGTTGTGTCCAGGTCATTTCTTGACCTGCTAGATCCAACAAAATTTGATCTAAGAACAACCAAAGTTGAATGGCTTGATCGTCTTGAAATAATTTTTCAACAAAATCTTGTGTTGGTTTTGTTATATATGCGTCATGATTTATATCAGCAATCTGATTAAAATTTTTAAAATCTCTAAAACGTATTTTTGTATCCGTACGCAGATATTGACTGAGATTTGCCAACCAATAAAACTGTGGCAGGTAATGTGTGTTTAAAAATTTGTATCGTCGGGCAAACCAGAATGCAGTGTTAAAATCTAACTCAGGGTGGTCGCGTTGAAGATGTTGCAAGTAAGTGTTGATGCCACTGACATATCTGGCTCGTGGGTTACGGATATACACATCTACATAATCAAGAGCACTTATTTCATCATTGGTAAACACAGCAAGATTATCTCTTGACTGCTGAATCCGCAAACTACTGTTTCCATTCTTCTGAATTAGATAAACCCATTGATTGTGAAGTGGTATCTCTACCACTTCACACAGTTCTGGAAACAGCTCTGTGTCCAGAGCTGTTCGCATTACTTGGCTTGACGACTACGGATCATGGCCAGGATGTCCTGGGCATTTTGCCCTGAGGCTGCAGGCTTGGCCACTGGCGCGGCTGCCACAGGAACATCATCTTCGTCAAAGTCGCTGGCAGGTGTGGGTGCTGCCACTTTGAGTGCAGGCTTGGCTGCTGGTGTAGGTGTGTCCTCATCAGCATGGCTGACGCCAGCACCACCGGGTGCTTGTACACCTGCAGGACGGAAGTATTGACCCCAACGTTCTGTGTCGTAAGGTTGTCCATCCACTGATGCCTCAAACATCTCTTTGATGACCTTGAGTTCAACATCGCCTGGCTTCTTGGGCAGGAATGTGCTCAAATCAAACAAGCCATGTGCGTCAATAGCAGCCTGTTCAGCTTCGGTCAA